GTTACCTATTTCCGGGGAATGTCCGAAATCAGCAAAGACGCCGCGCGCCGCATGGCCTTCGCCCTGGCTGCAGCAGACGGCGCACTGGATTCCGGCAAGGCGTAGGCCCTGTCGGCCCCGGCCATGGGGGCCGGGAAGCATGGATTCCACAAGGAGTAGTTCCATGACCCATCACCATCGCTCGCTCGCGAGCTGCCTCCCTGCCTCCTTTTCAGGAGGTGTCGCATGGCGCTGACGCCCTGTAAGACCTGTAGCCACCAGGTGGCGCCGACGGCCAAGATTTGCCCTGGTTGCGGGGTTAAGAACCCAGGTATCCGTCTGAAGCACTACTTCTACGGCCTGGCGTTCATCACGGTCGCGGGTTGGTTTTTCATCAAGGTTCTGGGTGCGCCGTCCACTGCACATGGCGAGAAGATCACGGCAGAAGAGTACGGCCAGGAATGGCCCTTTACCGTGCCGGCCGTGTTACTGGATTGCGAGCCACCGGCATATACCGTCGTGCGCATTGGCGATACCACCTACGCCGTCAATGGCTCGGCACGGTCCAAGGCAGCGAAGATGGGCTGGCATGACTTGACCGAGATCTGGCGTGACGATCCAAAATCTGTTGGTACTGGCACGACCTGGAAAGTCCCGCCACCTACGGAAATGATCCAGCGAGCGCTTGCTCGCTGTCCCAAGTCCTGATCTGCAAGCCCGGCCTCTACGCCGGGCTTTTCGTATTAAGTAACCCTTAAGGGTTGGCGACCTACGTCACAAAATGTACTGTATACAAATACAGTAATGTGAGGGTCATGCAACCATGGAACAGGTGAGTTACACCCAGGCTGAGCCGCGACAACGTCGAGAAGACGCTATGCGCCTGGTGGAGGTCGAGCGAGAGATGCTCGATGCCTTCCGTCACCTTTCCAGCGCCGATCAGGGGCGCATCCTGCTGTTGACGCGCAGCCTGCGCTGGGCTGCCGGTCCCTTACCTCCCCGCCAGTAGGCACCACTCGTCGCTTCGTCTGTTGACCTCTCTCTGAAGCCAACACCTATACTGTTTAAACGTACAGTATCAAGGTGCCATCATGGACGCTTTCAAGACACGGGGTCGCAGACTCGCGCAGCTCGCGCTCTCCCAGGCGCGGCTGAAGATCACCGGCTTCCAGAGCCCGGCCGAGGATCACGCGCAGCTGCCACTCTCGATCGATGAGGCGATTGGCTGGGGCGCACCCAACCTTTGGCTCTGGCTGGTGAACAGCGAAGCCCTTGCGGGGCTGAGCATCCATCAGGGAGATGTCCTGGTCGTGGACCGTGCCGGTGATGTCGAGCCCGGGCGAGCGGTTATCGTGGTGGCCGACTGTGAGCACCGGCTCTGCACGGTGCTGACCACCCAGGAGCGGCAGCAGCTGCTGGCGACGATAGGGCGTGATGGCCACCCGCGGCCTCTCGAACTGGTCGGCGAAGTGGAGCTCTGGGGCGTGGTGGACTTCCTGATGCGAGACCTCCGGCCATGAGCGTCTACGCGTTGATCGACTGCAACTCCTTCTACTGCAGCTGCGAGCGATTGTTCCGGCCAGAGCTGAACAGCCGTCCGGTGGTGGTGCTGTCGAACAACGATGGATGCGTGATCGCCCGCAGCCGGGAAGCGAAGGCCCTGGGCATCGGCATGGGTGTGCCGTACTTCCAGAACCGGGCGTTCCTGCGGCAGCACAACGTGGCCGTGTTCAGCTCCAACTACGAGCTCTATGCCGACGTCTCGAATCGGGTGATGCGCACCATCCAGGGGATGGTGCCGGATCTGGAGGTGTATTCCATCGACGAATGCTGGGCGGATCTCACCGGTATGCCGGGCGATCTCGACGCGCTCGGCCGGGAGATCCAGGCGCGGGTCCGGCGCTGGGTCGGCATCCCGGTCGGCGTGGGAATCTCGACGACCAAGACGCTGGCCAAGCTGGCCCAGTGGGCCGGCAAGACCTGGCGCGCGACGGGAGGGGTAGTGGACCTCACCGACTCGCTCCGGCAGGGGCGCCTGCTGCCGCTGGCACCAGCGGGTGATGTGTGGGGCGTGGGCCGCAAGCTGACCACTCGGCTGCAGGGGCTCGGTATCACCACGGCCGAGGAACTGGCCCGGGCCGACCTGCGGATGCTGCGTAAGGAGTTCTCTCGCGTCCTGGAGCGGACGGCGCGAGAGCTGCGCGGCGAGCAGTGGATGCGCCTACATGAAGCGCCGCCGCTGAAGAAGGAGATCATCAGCTCGCGGATGTTCGGCCACCGGGTGTACCGCCTCGAGGCGCTGCGCGAGGCGATGGCCACCTATGTGACCCGGGCGGCTGAGAAGCTACGGGAGCAAGGGTCGCTGTGCTCCACACTGCTGGTGAGCGTTCAGACAGGCCAGCACGAACCCGAGGAGCGCCGCTACTACCGCAGCATCGGTATCCAGTTGGCGCACCCGACTGATGACACGCGCACCCTGGTGCAGGCCGCGCTGGCCGGGCTGGACCCGATCTATCGCGAGGGCTACGCCTACTCGAAGTGCGCGGTGGTGCTGGGCAGCATCGTCCAGACGGACGAATTCACCCCGGATCTCTTCGCCCCGGCCGGGCAGGGGCGACCCAGCGAGCTGATGCAGGTGGTGGACCAGATCAATGCGCGGTACGGGCGGGCGGCGCTGCACGTCGGGCGGGTACCCGCTGATCCGGGGTGGCAGATGCGGCGGGATCTGCTGTCACGGGGGTATACGACCAGGTGGGGGGAGTTGCCGCGGGTAAGTTGAGCTGAACTATTTTGGTCTGGACACGGTTTCCTACCGTCATTCTTAGCGCAAAACTTTGCTCCTAATTTTTAAAGCTATCCATTCATAGGGATAGGATAGATGGTGTCACGTCCTGCTTCCTTGGCTTTATATAGCCTCTCGTCGCAGATGGTCAGCATTTTATCTGGCGAAATTGCACCCGAAGTCGGGTAGAGGCAATAAATGCCTATGCTGACTGTAACGCGGCCTTGTGGGCTTTTTTCGTGAGCAATATCCAAACTTTTCAGGGAGTTAGAGATTTTTTTGGCGACCTCATATGTGCCGGATTCGTCCGTGCTTGGTAGCAACATCACCATCTCTTCGCCGCCATATCGACTCGCAAAATCAGTCGGCCGTCGAGCTGAGCTTTTGATGCATTCACTAACAGCCTTTATGCAAATGTCGCCGGCAATGTGGCCGTAGTGATCGTTGTATTTTTTGAAGTGATCTATATCTAGCATTATGACGCCAAGCGGACTATTAGATCTGAGCGCGCGACCAATTTCTAAAGGTAAAGTTTGGTCTAGGGATCTGCGATTGCTCAATCCAGTTAGCCCGTCTTCTCCGGCGAGCTTTTCTAAAGTGCTAAGAGCAGTCCTTAATTTTTCTTCCGTCTCGTTGGTTATTCCTATCTGGTAAAAAAGAAGTATTCCGAACAATATTAGTATCGATGCAATTGCTACAAAAGCGAACAGGAGTCGAAGAAGGTCTTGATACCACTGAGCTAGGAGGTTGTTCATCGCTAAGCCCGATTGCACTACGACAGGATAGCGCGTTAGTTGTTTATAACTATTTATCCTATCTACGCCGTCGATTACTGATGTAATACGCGCTGTGCCAGATGGGTTAATAGGCAAATATTTCGAAAAGATATGGCCTTTCGAAATATTTGTTCCGATGAATTTTTCGTCAAAAGGACGTCGAGTTAGTACTGTTCCGTCTCTCAAGGCGATGGTGAATATATCATCTTTGCTCAGCTTGAAGCTTGAATAAAATTCGTTGAAGTACTTCAAGTACAAGGTCGTTAAGAAGACACCTGCGAACGATCCGTCTGGCCTGTTTATTCGTCTCGATATTGGTATTATGTAGTCTCCGGTAGAGCGGCTTTCAATAACTTGGCCGATATGCATGCCTCGATCATTGTGAGTCTTGTGATATATAAAATATTCTCTATCGGAGTTATTTGCATTTGGTGGAGTGGTGGCTTTATCTGTTACGATCCATCTTCCTTCACTATCGTAAACAAACACTCCGTGTATTTGATGCATTATGCCAGCTTGATGTTGAAATATCTTGCGTAATCGCTCGGTGTCAAGGTTCTGTAGTCCTTCCCATTCCACACGCTCCACCATTCCGCCAGAAAATGCTTCTACTTCTTTAATTGCGTCTTCAGCATGCTGGGCAGCTGCTAAGACAAGGTTTGATGTGTACTCTTCTGCGTCCTTGATGTGAATTTGATAGTCGCGCATCGACTGCCAAGCGATTAAAGCGCTCAATAAAAGCAGTACTGCGATTATAAATATCGCCGCTGTGATATTTAAGCGTTTGGGTGCTGATTCAATCGGTCCGCTTGGATTGTCGGCATTGATAGGCATAAAAGATGTCACTTATTCAGACAGGGGCTGTCTCCAGGTGTCGATCGCTAAAATAGCATTATCACATCGCCTGTAGTCCATTTTCGAATTGCCATTCTGCCAGCGCTTGCCTTAGCTCCGGCTCCGTCCGATTGTGACTACATGCGGTCTATGTCGGTTGCTCTTGGGATTGCCAAAATATCGAAAGATCAGAAAAAACGCTCTGCTATGGGATTCTTAGGGGCGGTGCCACATCCATAGCGTCATGCGTTGGTATCTTGTAGCCGCTGCCATTCCCGCTCCACTGCTCGCTTCGCCGTTGCCTTAGTGGCGTACAGGTGCCGCAGCCGCCGCGGCTTGCTCTGGTCGCCTGCGGTGAGGGTGTGTTCCTTGCCGGTCTTGGGGTCGCGGTAGTAGGCGATGATGCCGGTGTAGTCGCCCTGGATCTCGTCCACCAGATCGGCGACCAGATCCTCCGGCAGCTTGGCTTCCAGCTCCAGGCGCGTGGTGTAGCCGCCGTCCGCGGTGAGGCTGTGCTGCACGTTGCCCCCGTACCAGATGATGGCGTCGATCTCGGCCTTTACGCCCTGCAAGGTATAGGTGAGCTCGGGCATGAGCTCAGGCCGGCCCAGGGCGAGCTGGTAGGTGAGGGTGGCGGTACCGCGCTGCAGACGATTCCACTCGGCCCGGGCGGCGCGCAGTGCAGAGAGCTCGTCGGTGTAGGTGTGGCGCAGGTCCTTCACATTCTCTCCGCCGCCGGCGATGGCCTCCTTCTTCTTCGCACTGTTGACGTCGTAGTAGAAGGCCCGCACAGCGTCGTAGCTCTCGCGATCGGCCTGGAGGTAACTGTGCTGGTCGCCGTCCTGGCGGGTGAGAGTGACGTGGCCCAAGTCGGCGCCGCTGACCGCCTTGCCGCCGCCGGCCGGGAGGAACAGCAGCCGGCCCGACTTCACGGTGGCCACCGCGTCGTAGTCTTCACCGAGGCGGGTGAGCAGGTTGGCGTCCGATTCGCCGGTCTGGTCCAGCTGCAGGACGGGCTGCGCCTCGAGGGCGGGCGCGATGAGCGGGGTGAGCCCCTGGCGCGCAGCCAGGACGCGTAGCACGGCACCCAGGGTGGTGGCGCTGTAGCTCTGGTCCCTTTTGGTCTTGAGGCCCTTGCGCAGGTCGGCGCTGCGGGCGCGAATGCTCAGCACGTCGGGGGCGCCGCTGTGCTCGGTCTCGTCGACGATGTAGCTGCCCTTGTCGATCAGGCCGGTGGTGGACCAGCCCAGCCATAGGCGGATCTTGGCGCCCCGGGGCGGGATGGCCAGCAGGCCGTCGTGGTCGGACAGCACCAGGCTAAGCTGATCGGCCTCGAGGCCGCGGTTGTCCGTCAGATCCAGGCTGATCAGCCGCGGCGCGATGAGGGCGCTGATGTCCTTGCCGTCGACCAGGATCTGGTAGCGCGCTTGGGCATAGGCGGCGCCCTGGACCAGGTCGCGGCCGAGGGTGCGCAGCTGGCCGGTGGCGGTGTCGAGCAGCTCCTGGATCACAGCAGCTTCCTCAGCACGGTACCCATGCCGGCCATGCCGGCGCCGAGCAGCTCGCGGCCGGTATCGTCGTCGACGCGCTTGAGGGCAATGCTGAATTCAATGCGGCGCGGGGTGCCGTCCTGGAAGAAGAGCGTCCTGGTCTCGGTGATGCTCTCGATGACCCAGAGGCCGTAGATCCGTCCGCTGCCCTCGATCAGCGGCCAGGCGCCGCCGGTGCCGGCCATGTAGCGCAGGACGTCCAGGCTGCTGGGCGTGCCGGCGAGCTCCGGGGCGAGCCAGCCGGGCAGGGTGATGCTGTCGTCACCCTTACCCAGGAACTGGCGCGCCGGCGCAGCGCCCACGCGGGAGCTGCTGGCGTGACGGTAGTCAGTCTGCCGCTGCAGCTCCTGGTAGGCGAGGGTGTAGAGGCTGAATATGAAATTGCCGAGGGCCATCATCATGGTGATCAGCTCCTGTCCTTAAGGCTGCTGCGGCTGCGGGCGGCCTTCTGGCTCTCGATGCGGGCCAGGGCAGCCTGGACCTCACGGGCGATCGCCTGGGCGTCCATACCGGCACCAGCGTTGATGGTGAAGTTGTAGGTGTCTCCGGCGGCTGGAGCAGCAGGAGCCACAGGCGGCAAGGCAGGGCGGCTATCAAAGATGATCGGCTCGCGCGCCGGCTGCTGCAGAGTGGCCTGGCGTACCGCCTCGATCTGCTGCTGCAGCGGCGAGGCCTCCTTGGGAAAGTCCAGGAAAGCAGCCGCTGCCGGCTGCAGGATGGCCTGGCGTACCGCCTCCATCGACCGCTGCAGCAGCGTGGTGTCACCGGCCGGCTGGGCCAGGGCGATAGGTGCCGGCTGCTGGGTGACTTGGTGTACCGCCTCCATCTGTTGCTGCTGGGCGGATGGCAGTGGCTGGGCTGCTGCCATCTGCGGAGCACCGCCGAGGGCGAGCGCCGCCGTTGCCGTAGCTGCAATACGCTTGGCGGTGTCGGCAATCTGGCCCAGGGGGCTGCCTTCGCCTTTGCCCATGCCGACGGCCAGGCCCTGCATGGTGTATTCGCCCAGGGCGGCGAAGACGCGGGACGGCGAGTGGATGTCCAGCTTCTCCTTGAAGAAGTTGATCGCGCTCTGGCCAGCGCCCATCACGGCATCTTTCACCGCGCCCAGGCGGCCGGTGATGCCGCGGACCAGACCGTCCATGATCATGCCGCCGAGCTCGGTGAATTTGGCCGGGAGGTCGAAGCCGAAGTAATTCAGCACGGCAGCGAAGGCCTGGTAGAAGAGCCCGACCGGCGAGAAGTCGAGGATCTGGCGGGCGATGCCGGCGATCCCGCCGCTGACGCCTGCTGTGAGGCCATTGAGCAGCACAGCGCCGAGCTCGGTCAGCCGGGTGGGAAGCTCCAGGCCGAAGTAATTCAGCACGGCGGCGAAGGCCCGGTAGAAGAGGCCGATCGGCGAGAAGTCCAGGATCAGCCCGGCGATTCCGGCAATACCACCGCTGGCCCTAGCTTTCATCTCCGCCCATACCCCGGCAAACCAGGGGCCGATGGTGCTCCAGTTCGCGTAGATCAGGGCGCCGGCGGTGGCCAGGCCGATGACGACGGCGCCGATGGGGTTGGCTACCGCCGCAGCACCGACCAGGCGGAAGGCGCCTGCAACGAGGGGCAGGACAACCTTGCCCAATTTGAAGAGCAGTCCCAGCAGGCTGGGCAGGCGGATGCCGACCATGGAAAGCAAGAAGCGCAGCGCGAGGAAGGGACCCATTACCCCAGCCAAGCCCAAGGCAACCACCCCGAAGGCCGTGGCAAGTGCTGCAGCGCCGGCGCTGACCTTGAGCAAGGTGGTGACCAGCTCCGGGTTGGCCTGAGCCCAGCCGTTCACCTTCTCCAGCACCCCGTTGAGGGTGTTCATCAGCTCGATCAATGCCGGCCGCAGGGTGGCTCCCAGATCGCTGGAGAGGTTGAATGCTCGGTTCTGGCTCATCTTCCATTGAGAGGAGAGCAGGTCGCCCTTGATGTCGCCCTCGCGCTGCATGGAGCCAGCGCCTTTGTCGCCGCGGACCAGGTCGAGCTGGCGCTGGTACTCCTTGAGGTTGTTGGCCAGCTTGGCGGCGTCGTCGCCGTACTCCTTGCCGAACAGCTCGGTGGTGATGCCGATCTGGCGGTCCTGGGGCAGTTTGTTGATGGCGGTCAGCACCATCTGGATGGTACCGGTGGCGTCCTTGGCCATGCCCTTCTGGATCTTACTAGCGTCCAGGCCCAGCACCTTGAGCGCCTTGCCGAAGCGCTTGGGCTGCTGCTCGGCGATGGCCAGCTCGCGGATCATGGCGTTGGTGGCGGTGCCGGCGACCTCGGCCGAGGAGCCGAGTGACAGGAAGGTCGAGCCCAGGGCGGCGGCGTCCTTGTAGTTCATGCCCACGCTGGCCGTGATGCCAGCGGTGCGCTTGAGGACTTCGATGATGTCGCCCCCCTTGGACTGGGCGTTGTCGTCCAGGTAGTTGATGGCGTCGCCCAGCGCAGCGACGTTCTTGATCGGCAGCTTGTAGAGGCCGGCGATGCGCGCCAGGTCCTCACCGATCTGGTCGGCCGGTAGATCGAAGGCGGTGGCCGCAGTCGCGGCGGTTCGGGCGAAGGTGAGCAGGTCGTCCTTGCCCTGGATGCCCATGCGCGCGGCGCCCTCGACCAGGGCCGCGATGTCAGTGGTGGCCATGGGGATGGTCTCGGACATCTTCTGGATCGCCCGGGCCATGTCGTAGTAGGTCTGGGTGAGCTGGCCGTTGTCGTCGCGGGCGCCGTCTACCTGCTTGGCAACGCCGGCCATGGCGTCCTCGAAGGAGCTGTAGCTCTTGATCATGCCAAGGATGGGACCGCCTAGGGCGGCGCCGGTGGCGGCCGAGCTGGCGCCGGCCACCGCGGCATTGCCGGCGAATTCCTGACCCTTGGCGAGCTTGGCGCGTACCGCAGCGCTGCGCTCTTGCAGGCGATTGAGATTGGTCAGCTTGGCGCGCTGGGCTTCGATGGCGGCGTTCGCCGTGCCGAGTTGCGCCTCAAGGCGTGTCTGGGCCGCGCCCAGGTTGCGGGTGTCGACGCCGGCCGAGCGCATGATCGGCAGCAGGCGCTGCAACTCGGTGCGCTGGGCGGTGTGTTTGGCCTGCAGCTTGTCGACGGCTGCGGCCGCGTTGGCGAAGGTCTTCTGGAAGGCGGCGGACGGGGCGTCCATGGCCTTGAGCTGCTCGCGGTAGGAGCGCAGCTTCTCCTGGCCCTTGGCCAGGGCCTCGGCGCTCTGGCGCACGGCCTCACGTTGACGCTGGTAGGCGCTGATGTCTTGCTGCTGCTGGTTCAGCTCCTTGACTCGATCCCGGGCGGCCTTAAGGGCCCGGGCGGTCGCGTTGCCGCCCCCAGCGATGCGTTTGAGGGGAGCCGTGACCTTGTCCAGGGCGGACAGAAGGACGCGGATCTGCAGGTCATTGGCCATCGGGGGCAACTCGTTTGCGGGCGCGCTCGCGCCAGTCCATCAGTTCGGCCAGGCCCAGTTGGTCGAGCTGGGCTGGTTGCCAGTGGAAGGTGATGGCGAGATCCGCCATCGCTTCCTCTACACGGACGGGGAGAGCTCCGCCCGGACCGACTTCTTGAGCAAAAAACCAGCGATCTTCCCGCCGACGTCGACCAGGTCGGCCGGATCCATCGCGCGGACTTCGGCCTCGGTGAGGCTGGGGATACTGATGCGCGGGGTCACACGCATGATCGCGGCGACATCCAGCTGCAGGAGCTCGGCCAGGGAGACGCCACGCAGCTCGCCGGCGTTGGGCTTGCGCAGGGTGATCTGGGCAATGGTGGTCTCGCCGCGGGTGATGGGCTGGTCGAGGACGACGACGTTGTCTTGGTTGGTATCGCTCATGGTGGTACTCCCGGTAATAGGCTAGGGCTGGCCCGCTGTGGCGGGCCAAAAGGAGAGGGATCAGATGCCGAGGGCAGCGCGTTGCTTGGCCAGGCGGTCTTCACCGCCGACGATCTCGACGAAGTTGAGGAGGTCGATCTCGATCACGGTCTCGCCCGCCACGATCAGCTTGTAGTAGCTGCAGGTGGTGGTGATCTTGTGCTCGGTGTCCTCGCCCGGGGTGGCTTCGCCCATCTCGATGGTCTCGTGACGGCCGCGGACCACGATCTCGACGGCGGTGTCCTCGCCGGTGTCGTCCTGCTGGTAGGTGCCGGTGAAGCGCAGGGGTACGGCTGCGGCGCCCACGGCGCCGAATTGCTTTAGGGCGGTGAGATCCAGGCCGCCCAGGGTCCACTCCAGCTGGATGCCGTCGTCGGAGAAGCCCAGGTCTGCCTTGACGGGGCCGTTCATGCCGGCGCCGCGGAAGGCTTCCATCTTGCGGCCGAGGGGCGGCAGGGTGCAGGACTTGGCGACGCCCAGGTAGGAGTAGCCGTCGTTAAAAAGCATCATGTTCTTGAGTTTGCGGGGCATAGCCATGGGGGCAGCTCTCCAGAGGGCGCTCCAGGGGGCGCCGGATGTTCAGGGTGGGGATCAGGCGTTGACGCGGCTGGCGAAGTCGACCAGGAAGCGATCGGTGATGCGCTGGCGCAGGGTCAGGTCTTCCAGCGGCGGGACCGGCGTGTAGTCGTAGTCCAGGAAGAGCTTGCCGGCCTTGAGCGTCTCCTTCTCGTTGGCGTCGGCGTCGTACCAGCACTCGCCGCCGAGCAGGTAGCCCTGGCGGGTCAGTTCGCGGAACTTGGCGTTGATGCCCTCGACGATGTCGCGCACCAGGCTCGGGTGCATGGGGCGGTCATTGGCCCAGAAATGCGCCTCGGCCATGGTGTCGGCCAGCACCTGGGCAGTGCGGGTGTAGTTCTCGAAGACAAACAGCGGATCCTCGCTGGTGGTGCGCGAGCCCCAGAAGCGGTAGCCGTCGTGGTTGATCAGCGTGGTCACCTCGTTGCCGTTGAGGTAGTCGCTGTCGGTCGCGGTGTTCTGCAGATCCCAGAAGACGTCCTTGCTGATGCCGGTCACGCCGTCCACGGCCACGTTGGACAGGGTCTTGTGCCAGCCGGTGCTCTGGTCCAGCTGGGCGCGCAGACCCAGGGCCCGGGCGGTAGCGTTGGCGGTCACAGTGGCGTTCTGGACGGTGGACCAGGCCAGGAAGTCCGGCCAGTGAAGCATCAGCTCACGGGCGCCGAACTGGTTGCGGTAGGCGACGGCCTCTTCCTTGGTCGCGCAGCCGCTGCAGCTCGCGTAGACGAAGCCGCGCAGCTGCTTGGCGATGGCCACCATGGCCGTGGTGACGGCTTGGGTGTCGAGCCCGGGCACGCCCAGGATGCGCGGCGTGATGCCCAGTTGGGCCTTGGCCGCGAGCAGGGCTTTTATGCCGGTATAACGGCCAGCGGCCACGCCGCCGATAATGTTGCTCTGCAGTTCGGCCGCATTGGCGCCATCGGCCACACGCACCACGACGGTGACCGGCTTGGATTGGTCGGCGATCGCTTGCAGCGACTCGGCCAGGGTGCCCTTGGTGCCGGCTTTGCCGACAGCGCCCTGGACGTTGGTCAGCAGGACGGGAGTGTCGAGCGGAAAGACGGTGGCATCGGCATCGCTGCCGGTGCAGACCATACCGATGACGGCCGTGGAAACAGTGGAAATGGAGCGAGTGCCCTGATTGATCTCAAGGACACGCACGCCGTGATGGTAGTCAGCCATGAGGGGTTGCCTGCGCAGGTGGGTAGGTGACGCTGCACAGGCTGGCGGATCCGCGCGCGCGGGTCGCGGGGCGGGAGTTGTAGCGGAGCCCGCTACAAAATGCCGACCGCCATCAGGCGACCGGAGTGGGCTCCTGGTAGCCCTGGGCGGTGAGGTAGCCGGTGGTGGCGGCCGGATCCGGGCTGGTAGGCCAGTCGCCTTCGGCCGGGACGGCGCCGATGGTGTCAACGCGATTGAGCAGCACCCGATAGGTCTTCCAGGACTTGAGCGCCTTGGTCTCGGCGTCGGTGGCGATCTCCAGATCCACGGCATCCTGCAGGGCGTTGACCTGGTGGCTGGCGCACTGCAGCAGCAGGGCGCGCTTGCGGTTTGCCAGGGCCTTGGCCGCGGCCAGTTGCGCGGCTTCGTCCAGCTGCCAGTGATCGTCCTGCCAGGTGTCGAATTCGGTCAGGGGCGCCACCAGGGTGTAATCGCTGGGCAGGGGGCCCAGGAGTGCCCAATGGTGTGGCTCGCCGGTACCGGTGTGGTAGACGATGGCACCGCGGTGATCCTCGACCTCGACCCAGGCTTCATCACGGCGCACCAGGACCAGGCCGGTGCTCGGCTCGGGCGGATTGTCCAGGGTGCTGTGGGCCGGGATGAGCCAGACATCCGGCTCCAGTGGGCTGGGATCCGCCGACGTTCTGCCCAGGAGCTCGCCGGACACCGGGTCGAAGGTGGCCACCTGGGGAGCCAGGCGGTCTTGCCACCAGGGAAGCGCAGTGGCCTGGGCGGGAAGGTCCAGGCTGACCAGCAGGTTTTCAGAGTCGGTAACGGTCATGGGGTCGATCCTCAATACTTGATGCAGGCCAGCAGCGCGATGTTGCGCGGGCGTGATTCGGTACCGCCGCTGAAGCTGACGGTGATGGTGTGGGTGTGGTCGCCTGCGGTGCTGGTGCCCTGACTCGCTTCACCGGAGTAATAGGCCTCATCGCCATACACGGCATTACCAGAGCCTTCCGGCGCGCGGTCCTGCTTGAACGACATGGTGTGCTGGTGGGCACCGGCGTTCGCCGCGGTGGCGCTGTGGGTGTGGTTCAGGTTCTGGCTGGCCTGGCTGCTGTTCAGGACCCGACCACCATCGACGCCGCGTCCATCGTCCCAGGCGCGCAGGAACTCACCCCGCAGATCCGGCAGGTTGAACGTGGTGGAGCCATCCCCTGCGCCGAAGTTGGTCCCGATCACGGCGAACAGCGCGGCGTAGGTGGAGCGCGATACCGCGGCGCCGTTGGCCTTGAGGAAGCCGGCCGGCGCCGAGCTGCTGGGGAAGAAGACGACCTCGGCGGTGCGGGTGCCGGTGGCGTCCTGCACAAAGCCCGTGCTGGCGGCATCGTTCGAACTGTCGCCGCGGGCTTTGGTCAGTACTTCCAGGCCGGCACTCATGGCGATCTTGCCGGTCACCAGGTTCATGGTGAAGGGCCGCAGGTTGTTCCAGGTGCCCCAGGGGTCGCCTTTCGCGGTGAGCATGAGATAGAGCGCCGCACCATCGTTGCGCCAGAAGGCGCCATAGTCACCGTATGCCAGGCGGAAACCGTTTGAGGATGAGGACACCACCTCGCCCTCTGGGGTGATAGCGAACTTGGAAGCACCCCAGCTCGCCCCTAAGTCGGCGTTATCCCACTCCAGGTACATCCGGTTGCCATCGGTCTTCCAGCGCGCGGAGCGGGCATTGGCTGTCCGGTCGAGCATGGCCAGGGTCGGCGCGTAGCTCAGGACGGAGATGCCACCGGTGCCATCGCTGGTATCGTTCTGGACGCACAGATTGGCGCCGCTCGGGTCAGCGATCCAATTGCTGCCAGGCCTGATCCGCGTCTTGACCACGTATTCCAGCTGGTCCGAGTCGTTGACGCCGCCGAAGTAGGCACGTCGATCCGCGTTCGCTGCACCCGAGGGCGTGAAATACCACTTTGGACGCCAGCCGCCCTTGCCGTCGTTGACGGCTTGGTAGGACATCGTGGTGAAGCCACCGCTGTTGCGGACCTCTAGGGAAAGGTTGCCTGTGGCCTCCTGGTTCTGCAGCGACACCAATTTCCAGCCGTTGGCCTCGGTGGCACCGACTAGAACATGGTCCCGCTGCGGGAGCAGGTCCGAGAATTTCCCACTGGTAGCAACGGTAGCCAGCGCCTCTGCCATGGACAAAGTTGTCCAGGTGCTCCAGTCGGCCAAGTTGATGCTGTTGCGGAAGCCGATCTTGCCGCGGGTACCGAAAAACAGCTGATTGGCCCAGTTGCTGTTGCTGGTACCTGCCGCCTGGCTGGCGATGAGCACTACGCCATAGGTGTCCGGCGCCGTCCCTTTCGTCCCGGTACCGAACATATAAATCCCGGGCGGGATGGTCTTGTCGTCCAGGTTGGTCAGGTTGGTCAGGTTCTTCGCGCCCAGGCCGAACGCCGCGAGCTGTGCCAGGACGCCTGCAGCGGTCTGAATTTGGTCGGTGTTTGTGCCTACCGCCGGGCGCGACGATGTCGGCAAGCCAGTCAGAGCAGGGCTAGCCAGCGGCGCCTTGGTCGCTAGTTGGGAAAGGATAGTGCTAGAGAAATTCGGGTCATTCCCTAGAGCTGCAGCGATCTCGTTGAACTGGTTCAAGAGATCAGGCGCGCCGTTCACCATGGTAGCAATCGCCTTGGCGATGGCGTTGGTGACAAATTCCGCGTTGGTGATCTGCTTGCTGGTCGAGCCTTCCGCCGGCGTCGTGGTGGTAGGCGTTCCGATTAGGGCTGCCGAGTCCAGCGGCGCCTTGGTGCTGTCGGCCACTGTGATATTGCCGGTGCCATCGAAGAGCACGCCGTTGATGGTCCGGGCGGTGGCCAGCTTGGTCGCGCTGGGTGCTTGGCCGGATCCGTTGCCAGTACCGCCGTTGGCGACGGGCAGGAAGGTGGTAGCGGCGGTGGCGCGTCCTTTCTTGTCGAGCGTGACGCCGCCATAGGTCCCGGCGGCGACACCGGTGTCGGCCAGGGTCACGGTCAGGGACAGATCAGCGCTGCCGTCGAAGGTCCCGGTGGCGGTGG